TTTATTATATACTGGAGATGGTGGTACTACACAAGCTCAAACAGGATTAGGATTTCAACCTGACTTTACATGGATTAAACAACGTAATGGAACTGCTGGTCATAAATTATTTGATTCTAGTAGAGGAGTTACAAAGTATGTAGCCTCTCATAATAATGATGCTGAAACTACTGAAACAGACAGTTTAAAAGTTTTTGGTTCAGATGGCTTTTCAGTAGGAAGTAATGCTGGAACTGGTGTAAGTTCTGATACTTATGTAGCATGGAATTGGAGAGCTAATGGTGGAACAACAACTGCTGGAACTGGTGATCTAACATCAACACATCAAGTAGACCCTAGTGGTGGATTTTCTATTGTAAAAGCAGTGGGTGATGGTGGTTCTGGACTTAAGACAATCTCTCATGGCTTATCAGCAGCACCAACAGTTATCATTTGTAAGAACTTAGATGCTGCTTTTAATTGGGATACCTATTGGTCAGAAGGATTCACAGCTGGTTATAGTATACGATTAAATACAACTAATAATCAATTAGCTAATCGTTGGGGAACTATTAATTCCTCCATATTTACAGTTAACTATAATTATACTTGGATTGGAACAAATAATTTTATTTACTATTGTTTTACAAATACAGAAGGCTTTATTGACTCAGGAACATACGTTGGAAATGGTCAGGATGATGGGACATTTGTCTATACCGGGCTAAAACCATCTTTTGTACTTTTGAGAGAAGTAGCAATAGATAATTGGTTAGTATATGATGATAAAAGAGGGTATAATGGAAGTGTAGGTCAGCTATATCCAGATGCAGGTTATTCAGAAAATGTAGCTGATTCTACTAGACAACTAGATATATTATCAAATGGGTTCAAGTTAAGAACCTCAAATGCAACTGGAAATGCTTCTGGTGGAACTTATATATACTTAGCCTTCGCAAAAAATCCATTTAAATATAGTCTTGCTAGGTGATTAATTAACAACAACAACTAAGGAGAATACATTATGTGGGCTAAATTAAACCCCCAAGGAACACTAATAGAAGAAATCATAGCCCACCCTAAATCTATAGAAGTCTATGGTATTAAGTATCCTCGCCAGATCTTTAAGTGGTCTGCTGAGATGCTTAAGGAAATTCATATAGTTCCTGTAGTAACTGAAGGACAACCACTAGATACTAAATACTACATAGAAGCTAACGCATCCTATACCATAGCACCCGATGAAAACTCTGTAGTAAAAACTATCGGTGTCCTTGCAGGTACAAGAAACATAGACGATGTAGCTGCGGTTGATGTAGAGACTGGTGATCCTTTATTAAATAAACGTGGAGACCAAGTAATTACTAAAGGTTTGAAATCTAATGCTTTAGGTGTCATTAATACCCAAGCATATTCCTATATGAGAGGGTTTGACTGGTTACAAATACGGAAGGGTGCAACGACTACACCTGTCCCAGAGATTGTCACTACCTATCTACAGGCTGTTCGAGATGCTCACGCTTCCATACAAACCGCTATTGAGGCCTGTACGACTACGGAAGAGTTTCAGGCTCTATACATAGACGTAAGTGATGGCGAAGGTGAGGTTACAACAATTGCTAAAATAAATGATTGGCCAGATGACTATGCTATAGACTCTATGAGAAGGGGTTGATATGAGATCAATGCAAAGAAAAGAAGTAACGAAGCCGTTAACCCCAGCGGAACTAGCTGGTTTATCCCTTAGTAAACTTGAGCAGCACGAGAAGGAGGGTACGCTAGTTATGAATGAGATTAAAACATCCATCAATAAGATTGATAATAAAATAGACAGGCTCTCTGATAAGGTGGAATCAAACGGTGAAATTATTAAGGAAGAGAAACAGAGAAACCAATCAAATTGGAATAGGTTATCATGGCTCGCTGCTTCTGCTTTAGTGGGCCTTATACTATCCTTGCTTACATATATAAGTAGGGTAATCTAAGAAAAGAAAGGACTATATACTATGTGGAAAACACCTAATATAAAAGAAGTATCAGTAGGTTTAGAAATAAACTGCTATGCTTGTGCTGAGATTTAAATAATGATATTCACAGCCCTAACAACACTGCTCGCACCAATCTTAGGAGATGTGATAAAGCGTGTCGCTGGACCAGATCAAGATAAACAACTTGATGCTGAGAGAGAGATACGCCTAGCACTCCTAGAACACTCCGAGCAACTAGAGACAGCAGCTTCAAGCATCATCCTCGCTGAAGCTAAGAGTGAACATATTATAACAGCCACATGGCGACCTATACTTATGTTGACAATAACAGCTATAATCTTTTGGAACTACCTAATGGGACCCCTCGTCTCAGCAATATTTACCTTTGACTTGGTACTAGAGTTACCTGATCAACTATGGACTTTATTAACAGTTGGTGTCGGAGGGTATGCAGTAGGCAGGTCTGGTGAGAAGATAGCTAATAACTTAAGGAAAAATAATAACAATGGCAATTGATCAAAAGCTATCAAAACTCCACGTACTACTAGCCGATGACCTTACAAAGAAGATTAAATCTGGTGAGGCTAAAGCTGGTGACTTGAATGTTGCTAGGCAGTTCCTCAAGGACAATGAGGTAACAGCCCTTCCTACAGGTAACAACACATTACAAACACTCCTAGATGCTATGCCTTTTGATGATGTAACTAATAATACTAAAGGTATGAACTAAAAATGAATGAGAAAATAATACTGGTATTAATGGGTGTTCTTGTAGCTCTTGGAGGGTGGAATTTAAATCAAACCTTTAGTTTAAGTAAAGATATGGTCTTACTTAAAGAGAAAGTTAGTAACCTTCCATATTACCAAAAGAGAAGGAAATAAATGGTAGCTTCTACAGCTGTAATAACAAAGAACCATAAGTTATATGATTTCAAAAACTTCTTATGGGCTACGTGGAATCATCTTAACTTACCGAACCCTACTCCCGTGCAGTATGACATAGCTGACTACCTACAACATGGAAAGCAGCGTATGGTTATAGAAGCATTCCGTGGAGTAGGGAAATCTTGGATTACATCGGCATATGTTTGTCATCAATTATTACTGAAGCCCCAGTTAAACATATTAGTTGTATCCGCAAGTAAAACAAGGAGTGATGACTTTAGTACCTTTACCCTTAGGATCATCCATGAGATGCCCCTATTGCACCACCTAATACCTAGAGACGGACAACGGATGTCTAAGATATCCTTTGATGTTGCCCCGGCACAGGCCGCTCATGCACCATCAGTGAAATCTGTGGGTGTTACTGGTCAGCTTACAGGCTCAAGGGCTGACATAATCATTGCTGATGACGTAGAGAGTGCAAATAATTCACAAACACAAGTTATGCGAGATAAGCTATCAGAGACTGTTAAAGAGTTTGAAGCTATTATCAAGCCTGGTGGGAGGATCATTTTCCTTGGGACACCACAAACAGAGATGTCTATATACAACACACTAGAGGAAAGAGGGTACATAACTACCATATGGCCAGCTAGATACCCTAGCAAGCCTGTGGCTTACGCTAATAGGCTTTCCCCTATCATTCTCTTAGACGAGGACGAAGAGACACCTGAGAGTGCTTCCCTGGTGGGAAAATCTACAGACCCCCTAAGATTTACAGATGAGGACTTACTTGAGAGAGAACTATCCTATGGTAAATCAGGTTTTGCTTTACAGTTTATGATTGACACAACTTTATCCGATGGTAATAAGTTTCCTCTTAAGCTTAATGATTTAATGGTAATGTCAGGTCCTAGTACTTGGGATGAAGCTCCTGTGAAGGTCCTCTGGGCCTCTGGTAAGGAACAAGTAGATCTTTGTAGGGATACACCTAATGTTGGACTTAAGGCAGACTTCTGGTGTGGGCCTATGATGGTTTCTAAGGATTATAAGAAATGGGATGGTAGTGTTATGTCTATTGATCCATCAGGTAGAGGGGAAGATGAAACAGCCTATACAGTTGTTAAGATGCTTAATGGTATCCTCTATTTGACAGCCATGGGTGGCCTGCAGAATGGCTACTCTCCTGAGAGTCTTAAGACACTAGCTACTATTGCTAAAGAACAAAGTGTAAACCAAATAGTTATTGAGAGTAATTTCGGTGACGGAATGTTTACACAACTCCTTAAACCTGTAGTTTCTAGGATCTACCCTGTAAGCATGGAAGAGGTTAGACACAATACACAGAAAGAGAAACGTATCATTGATACCCTGGAACCTGTTATGAATCAACATAGATTAATCATTAGTCACGACATCATAGAACAGGACTTTAAAACACCAGAGCTACACAAGCAGTTGTTCTATCAAATGACTCGTATGACAAACCTTCGTGGTGCTCTTAACCATGATGATAGGTTGGATTCGTTAGCTATAGCTGTTAACTACTGGACTGAGACTATGGATAGAGATATAGAAGCAGCGGAAGCTGACCATAAGAACGACATGTTAAATGATGAGTTACAGAAGTTTATGGATAGTAATTCAACTCATGGTGGAGCTCAAGGTGGTGGTGGATCATCCTCTTGGATGTAATACTCGTTAAGAAGGAATATACCTATACCTTTATTTCGTACCAGTAAGCCTCTAAATAAATAAATGATGATGACGGTTTCTGGTACACTTTTAAAAGGATTTAAAAAAATATGTTTAAAATTAATAATAATAATATAATAGTAAACACAATAAAAACTAAATCAAAATTGTTTGGACAATCCCTAGCAAGGGTCACACCAGCGTGCCTCATGATGATGGTACAAGGTAATGTCCTAGCAATATCTATTGGCCACTGGAAGACTGCAATTGAGACAGCAATGGTCGTAGGGTTTCTTTTAGTTGCCTTGTCTTTTAGTTCTAAGACACTTCAGATCAGAGAAAATAAATATTCCATGGCTGGCCTCGTAGCCTTAGTAACTATGGCTGCTGACTTTAACGTACATCGAGAAGGTTTTACAGGCGAAGCTCTCATGACTGGTGTAGCCACAGGTTTACTCTGGTTGTTAGTATCGTTCACACCTTTGGGTGAAGTAGGTAAAGCAATTAAAAAATATGGTAACAAGAGTTAATTTGGTCTAAAAATATGAATGGGTATACGTAGGAAAGCCAAGTCGAAAACCCCCGTAGGCACCCCCCATGTTTCACGCAAGAAAAACAAGGTACCCGCCCCCCCTCAGATTGACGTATGGGGGTGACGTATAGGGGTGACGTATGGGGGTGACGTATAGGGTGACATATGGGGTGACTTATGGGGGTGACATATGGGGTGACATATGGGGTGACATATGGGGTGACTTGTCGTGTTTCTGTGGCGGACTGTATTTTTCTAGATCACACTATAAACCATAGTATCACACCATATAAACCGCCAGAAACGGCTGCTGAGTGACCTTTGGGGTGTACTGGTAGCCTACCCTACCCTGGATATATATAAGACAAGACATAAGAAGACATAAGACATATAAGATATAAGACATATAAAAGGGTGTGTGATACTCATTAAGAAGGATAAGAAGAATAAGAAGATACTCCTACTAACTATATGTAAACTTATAGAAAACTATATGTAAGACTATTATAATGTAACTAT